TTAACATTTGGTACAGCCACTGTTACAGCAAGAGGTTGCTTGCTTTATAACAGCACTAACTCGAATAAAGCTATATGTGCGATTGACTTCGGTGGAGACAAAACATCCACGGCTGGAGATTTCACTGTGGTCTTCCCGAGTGCTACGGCAACGGGTGCAATCATTCGTTTGGCATAATTTCAGGAGTTTGTGGTAAACTTTTATGATATAAGAGAGTTTACTTATGCCTTTAGCTAAATTTAACTTCAAGCCCGGTGTCAACAAAGAAGAAACTGACTATTCTAATGAGGGCGGTTGGGTTGACGCTAACCTAGTTCGTTTCAGAAAAAATCGTGTAGAAAAGATAGGAGGATGGGTCAAGGCTTCTGCTGATGCTTTTTACGGTATAGCAAGAGCTATGCACCAATGGGTTAGCTTAGGTGGAACTAGATACCTAGGGCTAGGAACCACCTCAAAATACTATGTAGAGTCGGGTGGAACATTTAATGATGTCACACCAATAAGAGCTACAACCACTAATGGCATAACTTTTTCTGCTTCTAACGGTTCCTCCACAATAACAGCAACAGATTCAAGCCATGGAGCTGTGGCTGGAGATTGGGTAACTATAAGCGGTTCTGCTAGTTTGGGTGGCAATGTAACTGCTGCGGTGTTGGATCAAGAATATCAAATTTTATCTGTAACAGATGCTAATACATTTACCTTCATAGCAAAAGATACTTCTGGTGATACTGTCACTGCTAATGCTAGTGATAGTGGAAACGGTGGCGCTGGTGTAGATGGCGTTTATCAAATAAATTCAGGTCTTGATGATTATGTTCAGGGATCAGGTTGGGGTGCTGGAGCTTGGAGCTCTGGTACTTTTGGATCAGTAACCACGTTGTCCGCCACAAATCAGTTGCGTTTATGGTCAAACGATAATTTTGGAGAAGACATTATTATTAATCCTAGGGGTGGAGGTATATATAGGTGGGTAGAGAATGATGGGCTAACAACTAGAGCCGTTAGTTTATCAGGAACTACTGGTGCCAATCTTGTGCCTACCGTTGGTTTACAGGTGATAACTTCTGAAACTGATAGACATTTAATAGTTTTAGGAGCTGACCCATTGTCTAGTGGTTCAAGAACTGGCTCTATTGACCCTATGTTTGTGGCTTTTTCAGATCAAGAAAACGCTTTAGAATTTGAACCAAAATCAACAAATAGTGCTGGTTCTTTACGTTTATCAAGTGGCTCACAGATAATAGGTGGTCTAAAGTCAAGGCAAGAAATATTAATTTGGACTGACACAAGCATCTACAGTATGAACTTTATAGGACCACCTTTGATATTCTCCATGAATCTTATCAACGAAGGTGCTGGTTTGATAGGTCCTAAAGCCTGTGTGAACTCACCGACAGGTGTATTTTTTATGAGTAAACAAGGTTTCTATTTCTACAATGGAGCAGTTACACAACTAACTAGCTCTATACAAGAATACGTCTTTGATGACTTAGATCAGTCTCAAGCACATAAGTGTCATTGTGCTTTAAACTCGGAGTTCTCAGAAGTTTGGTTCTTTTACCCTTCAATAGAAGACAATACTAGAGAAATATCAAGATATGCGATTTATAATTACAAAGAAAATATTTGGAGCATTGGTTCTATGGTAAGATATGCTTGGCTAGATGCTGGTATACAAAATAAACCACAGGCAACTGGCATATCATCTGATTCTTACTATTTATACAACCACGAATCGGGTCACAATGATGATGCTGACCCTATGGATAATGTATTTATAGAATCTGCTGATTTTGATTTAGGTGACGGAGATCAGTTTGCTTTTATAAGGCGAATTATTCCAGACATACAGTTTACTAACGACACGGGAAGTATTCAGGATGGAGCGGTCAATATAGTGCTGAAAAATAGAGATTTTAACGGTGAAAGCCTTACTACTGATAGCACAAGCAAAGTTACGTCAACTTCAAAACAAAGCCATGTTAGGGCTAGAGGTCGTCAATTTGTACTACGTTTTGAATCTGATGATGATAATGACGCTGGAGATCGTAAGAGTTATAAGTGGCGATTAGGTAGCACAAGACTAGATATACAGCCTTCAGGGAGGCGTTAAACTTGAGTAAATTGCTTGAAACTAGACTACCCTTAGCTGAAGGAGTCGAGTTAACACCAGAGCTATTTAACCGTTTAGTTCGTATTTTAGAGATAAACCTAGGAAGCGTTGACCCAGATAAAACAGCAAGTTTTAATGCCACAGAAATTTCTGAATTGCAATTTGCTACAGGTTCTATAATATTTAACACAACTACTGAGATACATCAGGCGTTTGATGGAAACCAGTTTAGAGATTTATATACCCATCAGACGTATTTGACGGGTCTTGGTGCTACAATGAGTATAGGGAGCGTTACAATAACGATAAGTTAATATGGCTATAAGTGAAGAACTACAAAGAAGAATCAGTAATTTAACAGGTGATATTCAAATGGGTGCTAAAGGGAACTACAAAACAATGTATTCTCCTCAAGGTGTACAAGATGAATTAAGCAAAGGAAATCCTGTATATTTAGGAGACTATAGACAAGCGATATCAAATCAGGCTACGCCCCAGCATATGCCTATGACTCCACAGAGGATGCAAGAACGAATAAAGAATGATCCCCGTTTGTCAGAACTAGAAAAAGAGGAGTTGTTAGCCAAGGCTCAGAGCTTATTATCCCCTAAAGCTGATGCGACTCCTAGGGGTTTTACTGATATAGATTTACAGCAAACCAAAGGAGCTATTTCTAATCGAGACTTGGATTTAGCTCAGAGCTTATTATCATCCCCTAATACACCACCTTTGGGTGTAAGGGATAAAGATTTACGAGAAACGATAGAAGCATTGGAAATGGAGTTATTTAAAACCAACGACCCAGAAGAACAAGAAATTATAGAACGCATGATAAAAAATACATCCATTAGAGTTAATGCGCCTTACCATTCTTTAATGGAGCAATTATCACAAACAGCTGGTGAAGATGACATGATGGCTCATGTAAGGTCGGGTGATATTAATGTATCAAGAGAGATAGTAGAGGCAAATCCAGAGCTTGAAAATTTAATTGAAAAGTCGGCTATAGATGCTGGCATAGAGCCAGACGAAATGGTTTATGGTAGTGGTGGTATTATTTCTTTGGACACTGGACTGGAACAACACGGTTTCATAAAGAAACTGGGCAAAGGTCTTAAAAAAGTAGTTAAAAAGGTAGCTCCAGTAGCTATGTTAATTCCCGGTGTTGGTACTGCATTGGGTGCTGCTATGGGTGGCTTAGGTAGTTTAGCGGGTTCAGCTTTGACTAAAGTTGGATTGGGCGGAGTAGCAAGCAGTTTGGGAGGTTTAGGTAGTGCTGCTATGAAGGGCATAGCTGGTCTAAATATACCGGGTATATCATCAATAGCTGGAGGAGCAAGTGCACCGGGCGCAGCATTTCAAGCATTAAAAGCTGGTGGTTTAAGAGGGGCTTTTGCTGGTGGTCCTTTAGGTGGAATGATGTCACAAACTCCAGAACTAACACCTGTATCAAATACAATGGATGGACCTGTTACTGGATATATGGATGCAGATGGAAATATGTATACTCCACAAGAAGCAGCAGCCTTACAACAGGCTCCTAATTTCTTTGGTGGTGGTGAGAAAAGCCTATATGGAAATTTTGGAACACAACCGATGTTGGATGCTAACGGACAACCTATTGTAAATGCACAAGGTCAACCTATTAATGCACAAGGTCAACCTATAACACAGACACAACAAAGAGGTGGTTCTTCCATCTTTGGCGGTGGCGGTGGCGGTATGGGTGGACTTGGTGGTTTGGCTACATTAGGTGTAGCTGGTGGATTAGCTGGAGCTTTAGGTAAACTGGCTTATGAAGAAACCAAAAAGGATAAAGGGGTGTCATTGTCTCCCGTTATGGCAATGGACGCTACTGGTAGATATAACCTTCAAGCAGAAGTAGCTAGGCAGATGGGACAACAAGCACCAAACCCAGCAGAGTTTGGTTTGTTACCAGCTGGTACTTTTCCAGAACTTAGTGGTGGTAAGCCCAGAGAAGTAATGGCTGCTGCTGGTGGCGGGGCTGTTTATCCTATGGCTTATGCCGAAGGCGGTACCGTGTCGATGGAAGATTTTGAAAGAAAACAAGGTGGAATTAACGGAGTGGGTTCAGAGACAAGCGATGATGTCCCAGCGATGTTGTCAGATGGTGAGTTTGTAATGACAGGACAGGCAGTAAGAGGTGCTGGTTCATACGAAATGCAAGCAGACAATGGCGGTATTTTAACCTTAATACCATCCTTAGACGAAGACAGAGAACGCGGGACTGATTTAATGTATACAATGATGGAGGTATTTGGTAACCGTGCAAACGCAAGCTAAGTAAATAAATATGGCTAGAGGATTAGATTTCAGAGGATTTAACTTGCCACGGAACATGGCGATGCCAAAAATGTCTGTTTTACCACAGGTAGCACCAGCTCCTGTATCTCCAACAATTAATTTACAAGGCATATCTTCATTGTTTCCACAGCAAAGTATTACATTGCCCGGTGGACAAACAGTACAAATACCACAACTTAACATGGAGCAAATACAGAAAAACTTAGCAGCAGCTGGTATTGCTCCTCAAACGCCCAATTTACAAACTAATCCAGAAGTTTCTCCAACATTAAATGCCAGAGGAGAGCCTTTAAGTCCTCGACAAATGGAAGGACACATCAGGTCAAGTAAACAAATGGCAAACGCTATGGGTACTCGCGATCCCTTTCCTTTGCCTGTGGAAGAATACATCAGGGCAAATCAAAACTTTACACCAGAACCAGCCGTAGAAACGCCATCTCCAATAGCTCCACCAATAGCTTCACCTGTATTACCAACTCCAGCACCAATAGCTCCTCCACCTCCACCAGTATTTAATGAAAATATTTTTGATGTAGGACAAAATACAATAGGACAGCAACCATTTGTAGCTCCACCTCCAGTAGCAACAACACCAGCTGTAACACCCGCTGTAGCAACGCCAACTACTCCTAC